ACGCTGCGACGCTGACAGCGTTTGACTTCCACCCGGCAACCGAACTTCCCGACTACACCGGGATGGACGACGATTTCACTCCGGGACTCGCCATTGATACCCATACCAAGCGAGGGGATCTCGTTCTCGATCCTATGACTGGACGAGGACTCACGGCGGTTTCAGCGATAGAGAGGAGCCGACGATTCGTGGGCTCAGAGCTTAGCCCGTACAGGGCGAGCGTCACCCTAAGAAAACTAAGTGACCTGACAGGTCGAAAGGCGGAGCGAATTGGCTAAGCGACAAAAGGGACAGAAGCAGGTTGAGACGATTGCTCTTGAACGCCTCGAAGTCACCTACGTTGATGTTGAGGAGATCAAGGCGAACCCGTACAACCCGAATCGACAGAGCGACTATGAATTCAACATGCTCCAAGATTCGATCAAAACGGACGGGTTCACTCAGCCAGTGATCGTGCAGGATCCCTCCGCTGAATTTCTCCCCGGACATATCGTTGACGGTGAACATCGGTGGAGGGCTGCGAACGCTGCCGGGCTGACACAGATCCCGGTAGTCTACGTTCAGTTCAGCGAAGAACAGATGAAGATCTCCACCATCCGTCACAACACGGCGAGGGGATCCCACGACGTTGAGCTTGAAGCAGAGATCCTTCGTGACCTCGAAAAGCTCGGGGCGTTGGACTTCGCGCAGGAAGCTCTCGGCATGAGCGATATCGAGATCCAGCGTTTGGTCGAAGATATCCCTGCACCGGATGGACTAGCCGGAGAGGACTTCGCTGATTCGTGGGATCCCGGTGTTACATCGGACACAGGCGAGACGGGTGCAAACGCAGCGTCGAAGCGTGTCGTAAGCGGTACTGCCGGAGCCGTAGAAGCTCAGAGACGAGCCGAGGCGAACGCCGCGGCTGCTAAGACGGAGGAAGAACGCCAAGCCGCTCTCCGTGACGTACAGGTGTTTCGCCTAATGCTGTCCTTCCCGATGGAGGACAAGGCTCTGATAGAGTCGGTATGTGGTAAGGAGCCAGCCGAGAAGATTCTGGAACTTATCAAGAAAGAGGCGGGATGATAAAAGTTTTTTGGCAGTTCCTAATGTGGGAGTGGCAGGAGCTTGCGCTCAAAGCGATCATGTTCTCCCTGCTAGCAGCGATCCTTGTACTCGTTGGTGCTCCAGTCGCTGACTGGTGGGGGATCCTTCCGTGACGCTAGCGAGGCTCCCTGACAAGTGGGAGCGCATGACTGACGAGAGCACCAAGGCGTACCTCGCTTTCAATACCTACTTGCAGCTTGGTCCAGACCGTTCGGTGGACGCAGCCTACCGACTGACAATAAACGAGCCAGCCGGGAGCAGCAAGCGAGCATCAGGACGCTGGACAAAGTGGGCGAACACTTATGGCTGGGTCGCTCGGGCTGCTGCGTGGGATGAATTCGTTGCTGCCGAGGCACGACGGGGCTTGCTCAAAACTGCCGAGGAGAATCAGATCCACAGGGTTCGGCAACTGACAAATACGATGAACCTCGGCATGGCAATTTTAGGGAAGGCGGACATAAATTCCCTATCACCGAATGATGCTCGAAAGCTCCTGCCTACCGCCCTGCGTGCAATAGAGATGGCTTCCGAATCGCTACGTGAAGAATTCGGTGTGGATGCCCGACCGACAACGAACCGTGAGCTGAGCGTCCACGCAGATCTTGGAGCAAAAGGAGACGAAGCTCTTGACCAAGAATCACTCCTCGCTCTTATCGTCAGGGACGAGCTTGGCGCAGGAGCAAACCCTAGCGAGTTCAGAGTCAACGGCGCGGGGAAAGTTGTACCTATCGAGGGAGGCAGCTAAGGGATCGCTCGCTGCTTTCGGTGAACACGTTTATCCCGGCTACCTCTCAACGAAATACACCCAAATGCTAGCGTCCACATTGGAGGGCGCAGTCAAGGGTGATTACAAACGACTGATCGTGGAGATCCCGCCACGCCACTCGAAGTCTGTCCATGTATCTGAATTACTGCCGGCATGGATCCTCGGTCACAATCCTGACCTGAGAATCATCCTCGCTTCGTACTCGTCAGGTCTTAGTGCGGCGTTTTCTAGGCGAGTCAGAAACAACATAGAGACGGAAAGGTACGGGATGGTGTTTCCGGGGACTCGTCTGGCTCGCGACAGTCGTTCAGCGCAAGTATGGGATATCGCTGGACGTCATGGTGGCATGATCGCTGCTGGTGTGGGATCCGGTATCACCGGACACGGAGCTGACGTACTGATCATCGACGACCCGGTGAAGGATCGACAGGCTGCGGAGTCTGCAACGATCCGTGAGGCGACGTGGGATTGGTATACCTCGACAGCTCGCACCCGTCTCCATCCCGGAGGTGTAATCATCGTCTGTCAAACCCGGTGGCATTACGACGATCTTGCCGGAAGGCTCCTCGAAGGCAAGGACGATGAGGACAAAGAAGATTGGACAGAGGTAAAGTTTCCTGCGCTAGCGATAGGAGACGGCGATGTGTTGGGGCGACAGGTAGGCGACCCTCTATGGCCAGAACGCTACTCTGCGGACGAGCTGCGGGTAATCAAGGCGGAAGTCGGGACGAGGGATTGGACGTCACTCTACCAGCAGGAGCCGACTGACGAGGAGGGAGCGATCTTCCCTCTCAAATGGTGGAAGTATTACGACCCAGATCGCTTTGTGTTCAATACTCGATTTCGAACTGTTCAGTTTTGGGACACCGCTTTCAAAGAGGATGAAGCAAACGATTATTCAGTCGGTGCGACGTGGACTAAGAATCCGAACGGCGATGTTATGGCTCGGGACTGGTTCAAGAAGCGTTTGCAGTTCCCGGAGTTGAAGCGAGCGGTGATAGCGCAGTACGATAAGTGGCGACCTGATATCGTCTACATTGAGGACAAGGGTAGTGGACAATCGCTCATCCAAGAGCTTCGTAATACAGGGTTGCCGATTCGTGCGTACAAGCCTGACGGATCGAAAGAAGTCCGCGCCCACGCTGTTACCCCATATATCGAGAACGGGACTGTATTCTTACCCGAGCGACACCCTTTCCTCGCAGAGTTCTTGGAGGAGCATGGGAAGTTCCCATCCGGGAAGCATGACGATATGGTGGACACTACGACTATGGCACTTGAACTAATGGCTCGACGGGTGGCATCTATGCCTAACCTCGGCGGAGCTGTGAAGGAATCAGCATGGTAGATCAGAGAGTCGAGAAGGCTGTCCCGGAGGGGCGAGATCCACAAGAGGCTCCGGAGGTTGATTTTGGGGGTGTCCAGAAGATCCTCGGTGATCGAGGGTTGTCGATGTGGGCAGGGTATCTCCACGAGGAGTGGTACTCAGAACTAAAGCCTTGGACAAACGAAGCCAAGTATGTTCTCGAAGCTCGGGACGATGCGATCATTTCGATGCTCCTCGCAGCGGTGAAGCTCCCAATTGTCAAGGCGGAGATCTCGGTCGAGCCTGCCTCAGACGACTACGCAGATGTCGTCGCAGCCGACTGGCTCGAAGCAAACCTCGACCAGATGCACAGGCAGTCAAAGCGGAAGTGGATCAACGACACGCTTGAATCGATAGAGTTCGGGTTCAGCATTGGCGAGGTCGTCTTGGAGAAACGCAGCGACGGTCGAATGTGGCTCCGGAACATCGAGCCTCGTGGTCAGGAGACGTTGCGCCGATGGGGTCTTGAAGATCAGCAGCACCCGGACATAGTTACCCACTTTGTTCAGCGAGGATTCCGTGGCGGTACACCTCGTCAGGAAGTAGCGATCCCGCTCGACAAGTGCCTCCACATAACGCTCCAAGCCCGTAAGGGATCTCCGCAGGGTAAGAGCTTCCTGCGCTCGCTCTATATCCCTTACAAGTATTTGAAGAATTACCGGGCTTTCGAGGGCATCGGCATTGAGCGAGATATCGGTGGAACGCCGATTCTGAAACTCCCGGAAGGCATCGGCACGATTGACTCGGCTGAATTTACGGAGTTGAAGAAACAGATGGAGGGCTTGCGTAATGACCAAGCTCTCTACGTGACGCTCCCGGAGGGGTTTGATCTTAGCTCGTTCAGCGGGTCGAAGCAGCTCAACATTCGCGACGTGATCAAGGACTACGAGAAGCTAATCCTGATGCGTCTCTTTGCTCAGTTCCTACAACTCGGAATGGACAACGTGGGTACTCAGGCGTTGGTCGAGGGATCCCACGATTTCTTTGCTCTCGGGCTGGAAGCAATCCAAGACGAAATCATGGAGCAGGTAAACGACCAGCTCGTTCCGTACCTGTTCCGTTTTAACTCGTTTCCCGGAACCACAGGGCTGCCTAAAATCGTGTGGGCTAAGCCGGGCAAGATGGATATCGAGAACGTCGTCAAGTGGTTCGAGAATGGTGCGAGGTCTAAGATCTTCACGCCAACCCGAGACGATGAACAACGGCTCCGTGACGAGATGGGTCTTGAACAGCTCCCGGACGGAGTAGGCGAGGAGCCTCGGGACGTTCCCGGGCAGGTCAACGATATCTTCGGGGGGCTCAACGGCATAGGCTTGCGCTCGACGCTGCGGGGCATGGTGGCAGAGGAGGTGCGTTATTACGACCACCCGGCGGGTCAGGATCTTCGTGTTACAGGCGGGATCTATGAACGCTTTACCAACGAGTACCAGCGGGATCTCGTCGCTGTCTACGACAAGTGGGCAGCCGAAACGTCGCGCTTGATGAACCTCCCCGGCAAAACGCTAGGTGAAGCAGAGCTGACTCTGAATCGCCGTCTCCCGGTGCTGGAAGCTGACCTAAAGAGCCTTGCAAGAACGCGGGTAGGGGAAGCAACGAACCTCGGGCTTGGAGAGGCTCTAGGAAAGCGTGTGGCGCATCCAGAGGTACAGACGACTGTTTCCCGGATCCTCAAAGAGACTGACGACGACATAGCTACGAAGATTATCCCGGGCGTGAGGGAGCGATTCAGTCAAACGTCTCCGCTTATGCGGGACATGGCTCCTGACGCACGTAAGTCGATGATGGACGATTTGTTTGCCGGGCGGAGATCCCGGATAGCGCAATCCGCTGGTCAGGCGCAGGTAGCGATTTTCGAGACTCAGCGTGTCGCAGGGAAGGTTGAGAACCAAGAGCGACGACGGCTTGGACAGCCCCTGATCAAAGTCCGATGGGTCTTAGACGACCGCGCCCACCATTGCGAATCGGACAATTCTCGGGCAACATTTGGCTGTCCCGATTTGGCTCGGGAATACAGCGACGGGTGGGAATCAATGCCAACAGTTCCGGCGGGTAACGTCTCATGCCTCGGCAACTGCCGATGCTTTATCGAGGCGGATTTTGGAGACGGTTGGAAAAGGATCACCTAACATGGGGGATCCGGTGTTCCCTACCCCGTCTTGGGGTACACGGATCCTCCACCAGCTTGCATTAGCCAAGCGATTCGTGAAAAATATTGAACATGTTTGACAAAGACGTAATTGGGCTAGAGATCTTCGCATCCGGTACGCATGTGGATTCTCAGGGCTTTGAAAATACGTTTTCCGATGCGGACGTTGACTACATGGTTGAAACGTTCCGTAACGGGATGCCAGAGTTCGTACCTATCAAGCTGGGGCACACCAGCGACGAGTTCAATGCGAAGGTTGCTTCGCAGTTAGGACTGCCTCCCGCCGTACTCAAAGGCGAGAACGAGGGTCTTGATGGGGTCGCAGCACTTGGACAGGTCGTAGGACTTGAACGGGTGGGCGAGAAATTAGTAGCTGATCTGAAAGTCCCGCAAGCAATGGCAGAGCTATTCGAGGCGGGATATTTCAGAGATGTTAGCTGCGAGCTTTCGGCAGACCAAGAGGACAGATGGATACTCGACGGTGTGGCGATGCTTGGGGCTGAGCGTCCAGCCGTCGATTCCCTTGCAGGGATAGCCGAGGCTGCGATTCTCAAAAAGCGTCCAGCGTTTGCGGGGCGCACGTTTAACCGACCGATGCCTAAGAAGGTGAAGATGAGCGAGCAAGACCCCAAGGGAATGATGGACAACATCAAATCCTTGTTCAAGTCAGAGCTTGGCGAGTCACTTACATTCTCGGAGCTTTCGGATCTCGGTCTGACTTTTGGAGACGAAGCCGACAAGGGTGCGGTGAAAGACGCAGTACGAGAACTGCAAGATCGTTCTCAGATGCTCGACGACGTTGTGGCTCTGCTGCAACAGGCAATCGAGATCACGTCTACCGCAGCCGAGGAGGGTGAGAAGATCATCGAGGACGACGTGGCTAAAGAGCCTGCCGTCGCTGCGAAAGCACTCGTTGGTCGAATCGAGCGTATGGGATCTAAGAATTCCGATTTCAAACAGTCAGCCGATTTCAGAAGCGAGGTTAAGAAGCAGGTTGATGAAGCCACCAAAGAGTTCCGGGCGCAGCTCGACGAACTTCGTGGCGACAAGACCGTTGCTGCTTACCGCGTCGAGACTGAAAAACTCGTCGGCATGGAGGGGACTCCACAGGAACTAGCTGAACAGCTAGCCAACCTTGAAGAATCCGCAGGTAAGGAATCCGCAACCGCTATGCTCAGCGCATGGCAGCAGGTTTCTGAATACGCTGTCAAGTCTGGAGCGACCCGATCCATCGGTCAGAACGGACTCGACGACGACGATTACGAGCCTACAAAGCTCGATGAGGAAGCAGCAGCCTACAAGAAGGCGAATCCGGGACTCTCTGATCGTGAGGTCAAGAGCCACGTTCGACTCCGGGCTATGCGTCCAGAAAAGGGAGGCGAGTAAATGAGCGCCCAAGCACTCAAACTCCCCGGTGGACACGTTGGAGCAGACCTTTCTGCAAAGCAGTACCACGCTGTCTACCTGTCGAATGACTACGAGATTTCGGCAATCACAAACGCCAACGCCGCGAACTACGCTCAGGCTCCTATCGGGATCCTGCAAGACGACCCAGACGCGGACGGCAAAGCTGCTGAGATAATCTCCATCGGCGTGTCCCGCTGCGAAGCGGGAGGTACGATCTCTGCCGGGGATTGGCTCACTACCAACGACGACGGCGAACTGATTGCAGGTGCAATCGAAGCTGCTGCGGGAACCGCAGACCGAGTGATCATCGGACGGGCATTGGAAGATGCCGTGGACGGTCAGATCTTCAACGCTTTGATCAACTGCATCACTCCGCTTCCAGTAGACACGGAATAACCGAACTATGTCTAAGCCAACTATGAAACAGCTTCGCCCTGTGAAGCCTGTAGTGGGCGGAAAGTAAACATGAGCGACTTAAAACGAAAGTACGCTTTGCCTACTCAGAACGACTTGCGTCCGGTTGATCCGGTCTTAACCGATCTCTCAATCAGTTACAAGAACCCGGAGTTTATTTGGGATCTCGTAGCACCGGTGGTCCCCACCGATGAGAAGTCGGGTACGTTCTTCAAGTGGACTCGGGACTATTGGTTCCGGTCTATGGGTGAAGCACAAGGGAGCAAGCGTGCTCCCGGTGGCAACTACACGCGAGTTGCCTATGGCGTATCGACCGATACTTACGAGACAGATGAGTACGGTTACGAGAAGCCAACCGACGATCCAACCAAGGCATCGTCACAGGCTCCCGGAAACCTCGACAGTGCGGACGTTGCTTTTCTGACAAACCTTCTGGAAATGGATCTGGAAGTTGACGTCGCAGCAGCGTTCTTTACCTCGGGTGTTTGGGGTACTGACAACACTCTCTCTGGCACTAGCCAGTGGAGTGACTACGCCAACTCTGATCCAATCGGAGACTTCAAAACGGCGCGATCCACAGTTCGCAAGGCTACTGGCCAAAAGCCCGGTCGTGCGATCATGGGTGTGGAAACTTGGAACGACTTGGCGGAACACCCGCTGATTCTTGACAAGTACAAGCACACTCAGTCCGGGATCATGACCACAGCTCTCGTAGCTGCAGCACTCGAAGTTGATGAAATCGTTGTTGGTGAGACTGTGAAGAACACGGCTAAAGAAGGGCTGACCTACGTTGGCGCAGACGTGTGGGGCGATAACTGTCTCCTCATCCCTGCTGTCAACGCTCCTGCTCTCGAAACTCCCGCTGCTGGTTACACCTTCATGTGGGACGAGGTAGGTAATGTGCCGTGGGCTATCCAGAACTACCGTGACGAAGAAATCCGTTCGGACGTGACTCGAATCCTGACGCACAAAACGCACAAGGTGACGAGTTCTGTTTCGGGCTACATGTTCATCGACACGTCTGCTTAGAACTAAAAGTCGAAGGGAACACGACAAATGGCATACGAGGCATATCGGGTAAATCGCAGGTTCGTTTGGGACGGTTGGCAGTTTGCCCCAAAAGCGGGGGCGCACCGACAGAACTTTCAACTTCTGGAAGGTGTCTCCCGCGAGGAGCAAGCTCACAACTTAAAGCAGCAGGGATGTTGGGATGAACGATCCTGCGACCCGAGCCTCTATGCCGGAGACATTTGGCTCGTCGAGGAGAACCACCCACGGAAGGCAGCGATCCTTTCGAGGAACAAGGCAGTCTATGACTCAGGCTTGCCGAGGGTGGACGATCTTCTCGAAGATGAAGAAATCAAAAAGCTGCTATCGCCACCGTCCGCAGTTGGCGCTCGATAGCGGGGAGATCTAACCAATGGTTCAAGAACGAATCCGAGGCAAGGTTGTTCAAGAGAAATCCGAGCGCAAGGGTGTCCTCGGTTCGATTACTTGGACAGTCGGAACCGAAGCAGCAAACGCCATTACGGTGTCGGGACAGGCTCTTGACGAGGCTGGAAACGAAATGACTGAGGCGGTTGCTTTTTCGTGGTACTGGGCTAACGACGCTGACGGGCTTACCCCGACAACGGTTGCCCATGACGGCGGGACTGCTGCCGGGACAGACGGGGCGATTATCGAGCAGGTTGCTAACCTCTCTGGAATCGCTATCACCGAAGCTGACGGCGATATTGATATCGTGGCGACTGACGCAGGGGCGTTTACAACGTACCTAGTCGGTGTGATGCCAGACGGAACGCTGTCAATTTCCGGCGCAGTAACACACGCAGCATAATCCGGGGGTACACACCAGCATGATCTACATCAAAAAAGATCCAACCAACGTAGGGGCATACCAAGTCCTCGTTGTCCCGGCAGATGGCGAGGAGTACCGTGTAGATATCACGGACACTCCGCAGCCGTTTGAAAATCAAGTCGGTGAATCGATCCTCGCTGCCCACAGCAAGAAGGTTGTCGAGGTAGCGGTGGAGGACGTTCTAAACGATCTCCGCCACCCGGACGACCGTGATCGAGTAGCTTGCCCGGCGGAGGACTGCGACAAGGACTACGCCACTCAGGCGAACCTTGATAAGCACGTCAAGTCGTCCCACGGCAACATCATCGAACAGCTCCTGACGACTGAACCAGTCGAAGCGTAATGGGGGCTTTAGCAGTAATCCCTGCCAGCGGTATCGCCAGTCGCGTTATCGCTGGCAAACCTGCTGCGCTCTGGACGATGATCGCAGCGGTAGAGGCGGAGATCTTCGACGACGTTCTGTTAGTGACGGATAGCGCAGAGCTTCTAGGGCTGGCGTTTTCGGGTGTTACCCCTGTCGAACTTCCCGAGAACGTCTCTGGCGGAGCTGACGGGCTAAAAATGGCATATCTGAACGCAGTCCGGAGCCAGACTGTTCCTTACCTTCAACTCCCTTCGTTGCAGGTGTGTACGCTTTCACCCTCCACTCCCTTGACCACCTCGGAGCAGATCCGTGAGACGGGTGTAGCGTTTGAGAAATCCGGGAAGGCTCGGCTGGCGACAATCGTTCACGACCCGTTTGGGTGGAGTATATGTGAAGCACTATGGGGCAGCGGTGGAGCGTCGAATCCCGCAAACGGTGTGGTCAAGATGCTTCCACGCCCGACGGAATCTCCCTTGTTCAAGCCGACAGCAAACATCGTCTGGACTTGGGGAGATCCGGAGGTTGATATATCAAACCTCGACGCCGAGACTTACGGCTACGTCATACCTGAGGAATTAGCGGTGAATATCGGAACCGAGTTCGGGTATCGAATCGCAGGTATGCTTTTGAATCAAAGACGGGCAGTACACGCCATGCGTGTAGGAGACTGAAATGGCTGGCTCACTTACGGTCAACGAACATATCGCTCCCAAGCGGAACGGGATCCTCGGGAAGCTAAAATGCACATGGACTTCTGACGGATCCGGTAATGTAAACGGGAACGACCTACCTCCGATCAACGGTCTGATCGTGCGTGTGGCAACGAATCCCACGAATGGACCAACGACGCACTACGATATCGTCTTAAACGATGAGGACGGGATCGACGTAATGGATGGTGATCTAACTAACCGACACGCGACCACATCTGAACAGGTAATCCCGACGTCGAAACCAGCGGTTGCCGGGGTGCTTACTCCCGTTGTTACCAATGCTGGAGTTTCCAAGACTGGCGTTATCCAGATTTACTACAGCAGGTAATCATGGCGATTGGCGCAAACACTTACGCTGAACACGAACGGGTTGAAGCTCGGATCTCCGACGTACTTGTGGGAGGTCTGTTCACCACTGACACCCGCCCGACGCTCGCCGAGGCTGAACAGATCCTCGACGATGTAGCAGCGCGAATGAACGCCATTCTTGAATCGAACGGATATACAGCTCCGATTGATTCCGGCGATGATGCAATAGCCTATGAGTTTACCGTCGCTGCCAACGCAGCCGGGGCTTGCGTACAGATCTTCCAGAGCTTTCCCACGGAGGCTTGGGATCCACAGGCTCCAGATCCGCAACGAAACCGAATTTCCGGTCTAGCAGCGGAGTTTCAAGCGTGGGTAGATATGGTAGAGTCCGGAAAGCTGAAAGCGACTCGCTCTGTCTCCCGGACAGGACGTTTCACTGTGGGATCCGCTCGCGACCGAGCCTCGGGCGATTTAAAGAACCCGGTATTCACTCGAGACATAGGGGACTTCCCCGGTAGAACCGACAGGCTGGACGAAACCCAATGAGTTACGCCACCGTACAGGCTGCGACTCTGGCGGTGCTGCACAAACTTACAGAGCTGGATTCAAGCAACTGCACAGAGAACGATTGGCGACAGCTCGCCGTGGGCAAGGCGTACCACGTTGTACTCACCCGAGGCGATACCGGGAACCGTTCCATGCAAGATATCCCGGCGAACAGCGGTGTTTACAAGAGGCGGTCTGACCGTCTCGTAATGATCGAGATCTACTACAGGTACGTGACAGATCTCTACGCTACGAGATCCGGGCTCAACGCCTTGACTCAGACGATCCTCGACCACCTCGATAAGTGGCCAAACCTCGACCAAACCGACGGCGTGGTTGAGACGGACGCTGATAACACTCCGAAGCCCGAGACGTTCGAGGCTGGACGGGTTACGTATATGGTTCAGAAGATCCCGTTTAACGTGATCGAGCTTGAAACAAGGACGGTCGCATGAGTTTTCAGACTGTTCAAGATCAGGTCGTGACGCTCCTACAGGGAATGTCAGACTTCGATACGGGTAATTCGGGAGCTGACGACTTCCGAAAGCTCGCTCCGGGCAAGGCAAGCTACGGGATCGTAATCAAAGGAGCGACGGGTGGACCCAATTCCGGACAGGTTGATATCGCCGACGGAAACAAGTCATACGTCAGGCGCGACGACTACTCTGTGGAGATACACCTATTCACCCGGTACGTCACGGATGCCTTGCAAACTCGCGGAGATCTCACAACGCTCGTCGACGCTGTAGAAGCCCACTTTGATAAGTATCCAGATCTCGACAATTTCACAGGGGTCATTGACTCCCGGATCGACGTTGTTCCAGAATCTACGGAATGGACGCTTGGATCCGGCAACTACTGGCGACAAGTCATAGTGGTTCAAGTAGCAGAGCTGTCCACCGTCTTGATTGCTGAAACTCATGCGGGTGTAATAATGCGGTGGGACGGTGAAACTCTTTGGGACGGATCCGGGGAGTGGGGCTAAATGACTCAGCAGAAATTTGAATTCGAGGGTGCGAGGGAGCTGGCTCGAAATCTTGACCAGTCCGAAACGATTATCAAGGGGGCGTTAAATAAAGCTCTCAGGAAGGTCGGGAAGCACCTCGTACCTGCTCTCAAAAACAATACGCCTCGACGCGTTGGCACACTGGCTAACTCAACGAGGTTTCAAATAATTGGTAGTCCGGCGGATCAGAAGCTAGAGATCCGCCAGAGTGCAAAGACTCCGGGCGGTGACTTCTATGGCGCTTTCGTGAGGCAAGGAACAAGACCCCACGAAATCCGTCCAGTGAAGGCGAAGGCTCTGGCGTTCCAAATCGGCAATAGGACAATCTTCGCTAAGCGTGTCTATCATCCGGGAACTAAGCCGAACCCGTACCATATTGACACGATGAACGAGGAACACGGCGAAATTCAGCGGATAGTCACAGAGGCGGGAATAGATGTGGCTGCTCAGCTAACGAGGTAAAACATGGCAGTAAACAGGTATCCCGGCAAGGATCTATATTTCGCAATCGACGACGCAGGTGGAACACTCCGCCAGTTGACAGGTCTTACCTCAGTCTCCGGACTCCCGGGACGTGTGGAACACCACGACGCGACGGCGATTGGCGACAACGGGCGGAAACATTCTGCTGCGCTCGAAAACGTAGTAGTGACGATTGAGGGTTGGTACGACGACACGGCTGACACCGGATCGCAAATCGTGCTTTCTGCTCTCGCTGCACAGCGGGGCACAGATCTTGAAAGCTCAATCGAGTACGGGCCAAAAGGAAACTCCTCAGGGTTTGAAAAGCACTCCGCAGAAGTGAAGCTCGACGAGCTTGAATATCCCGGTAGGCTCGGGGATCTGATTGGATTCCGGGCGACGCTGCTGGTGCAGGGAGCGGTCACTATCGGCACGTTTGCCTAATAGATCTAAGGCGGGAATATGGATCTAAAAATTGTCGGGACTTCCGATGGAGGGATCCCGGTTTACCGGCACACATGGAGCGATGGGTCATGGTGGGAGTTTTACGGCGAGCAACCGTGGGTAGTCACCCGGCTACTCCGGCAACGCCTAGCCCCGTTGGATCCAGAGAAGGACGAGGACGCTCAGCAAATGTCAGAGATCTCCCGGACGGTCAGACTGACCTACGGGACGTTGGCATGGTCGTGGGATCTTCCGGTTGTGGAATCGTCGCTAGACACTCTGAAATCTACAAAGGTTTTAGAGCTGAGCCGGGTAATGTCCGAGCTTCATTTGAAGTCCGATTTAAACGAGGTTGGAGTAGAGCAAAAAAAAGCCTACAGTGGGCGTTGGTGGCGCGGGATCCTATCCCGACTTTCTGGCTGGACGTTCACGATTACACGGCGCAGATCCGAACCGGAATTGTCTCGCCGTTATCACAGCCAGAGCTAGACGAGAAGCCAGCGTGGTGGGTGAACAAGTTGGTCGAGTTCATCAACGTAAAAAACGAAGCTGATCAAGCTATGAGGGATATGCGGTCGTGACGCTCAATAACAACGAAGCCGAAGTCGCTATCACTATGAAAGCGAAGGATGAAGCCTCCGAGGAAATGGAGGCTGTCCGAGAGCAAGCGAAGGGGATGGACAAGGACTTCAACCTCCTGTCGAAATCAATGGTGGCGACCACCCTCGGTTTCTTCGGTTTGTCGTTCGGTATGACCAAAACTTTCGATGCAGTCATGGAAGCTCGGGACTCGGTGTTACAGATCGACTCTGCCATAGCGGTTCTTGGTCCCAACGCCGAGGAGACTATGGCGAAGTTCGAGCCAGCTATCGGAACGCTCGGCGACATAATGAAAGTCGCTGATCAGGACGTTCGTGCTGCGCTAGCAAATATGCTTCGTGGCTCCGGCGGTATCGAACCAACGGCGCAGGACATTATCACGGCGTTCGCTCTCGCAGAAGGTTTCGGGATCCCGATTGAGCAAGCGTCTGAGTCAGTCGGTCTTGCGCTCCGTGGAGTGATGGCTGGCGTGAATCAGATCGTAGACCCGACAGGCATGAATCCTGTAGACAGTCTGGAAGAGCTTTACGACGATCTCGTTGGAGTGTTCCTCGATAGCCGGACAAGCCTCGACGATATTACTAAGGTCTGGAATGAGCTGTGGAACGCTGTTCTCGGCAAGAACACGACTCCTAAATCGGGCGGAGGGTTGAGCGACATTCCGGGGGACGTACTCCTAGCTGTCGCAGACCCGATGAGCCAAGTCCCTGATTTCTTGCTAGATCCAAACTCTGACGAAGCTAAGAGGCGAGGGCAGTTTAGGGAGCTTGGAGAGAAGTCCCGGATCGAAAATCTCTGGGCGGAGCTGAACGCTGGCGGAGCTTTTGGGATCGACGATTTCGACACGCTACTCCGGAGTGGTGGGAAAACACCGAGGCTCATCGACGAAATCGGCAAGTCGATCGTTTCGATAGTTGACTCAGACCTCGGGCGCTCATCTACGGTGAACGGCAGTCAAGGGTTGGTTATCAACATCAACACGCCGACTGGTGAGGAGAGGCGACAGCAGATCCTAGACGAAGTGAACAAGGCTCTCGATGAAGCCCTGCGACGTTCCGGTGGGCTAGACGGATCTTTGGGCAGGTAATGGTAGCACCCAAGATTGAAATACATATCGACTTTGACGAGGACGGTGTTTTCGACGACGATGAGGAGATCTCGTCAGACGTAAAATCGTTCCAGATTACCGAGGGGTTCGACCTGTTTACTCGTCAACCTCGGGCGCGATTCGTCACTATGACGGTGAAGAACAGGGATCACAAATACACACCGACAAACTCCTCGTCGAGCCTGTATCCATTCCAACTTCCGGGGCCAGACTGCCGGATCCGGTTTGCATATCCATACGACGGCTTCGCAGGATCCGACGGCGACGCGCTAAACGGGCGTGATTTTCCGCTTGCCAACGACCAATCGAAATCGGATCCGAACTTTGACACTTGGACGGCGGACACTCAGTTCGAGATCCGATCGAACCATGTGGAAGTGACGAGCGGTGGCGAACAGCGAATTGCAACAATCGACGCTCCGGGGACGTGGGGGCTTGGAAACAAGCTAAAATTCGGAGCGAGGATCCAGCGCGAATCTGGAACTATCGTCTACCCGTACAAGCAATCCCTGTTCGTCTACCGCTACGCTGACGATAACAACTATTCAGAGGTTGCTTTGGAACAGGCAAGCTCCGGCGCAGCACTTGAAATCAAGTTCAACAAAATGGTTGCCGGATCCCTGTCGGCTTACGCTGCGAGCGATATCGAAAACGACATAGCTTCGATATGGGCAGCGGGAGAGAAAGCTCGGGTTGAGGTTCAGCTATATCACCAAGAAATCATCGTTTGGGTTGACGATCACGTAGCGTCTGTCAACGACCAACAGACGACGGGGATGCTCAACACTAAGTACGGGATCGGC